GACGTCCCCCACTTCCTCGAAGTCTTCGAGCCGCTCCAAGGCGTCACCTTCGAGCCCGACCCGCGCAATGGCGACCACCAAGACTATGGCATTGCAACGAACGCCCCCGAGGACTGGCGCAAAGGATACGCCGAGCTCAGGCCCATTCCGCCCATCCTCGAACGGGTCGCCGCGTTCCAGAGCACCCTCGGCACGTACATCGCGATCCACGTACGGCGCACGGACATGACGCCCCTGGCCATACGGATCGGGTGCCCGCCGCCGAGTGATGAGGACTACCTGACGTGGTGCACCGAGCGGCATGGTCCTGTCTGGGTCGCCACGGACAACGGCGAGACGCAGCGCAAATACCAGCAGCACCTCGGTGACCGCTTCCGCAGCGGCTGCGTGCTCGGCGGCTACGAGGTGCACACGGAGCACGACCACACGATCCACGGCAACATGGTGGACTCGATCGTGGACATGTGGATGTGCGTTGGGGCGGCGGAATGCTTCACGCAGAGGTTCGGTACGTTCTCGGGGACCATTGCCATACTCAGGGGGTTGCGGTGAAGAAGCCAGAGGCAGTGGATCACCCGGCGCATTACAACGCCCACCCAAGCGGCATCGAGTGCATCGATGTGGTCGAGCACATGACGTTCAACCTCGGAAACGCGGTCAAGTATGTTTGGCGGGCGGGGCTGAAGCCGGGGAGCTATGTGGAGGATCTGAAGAAGCCTCGATGGTACCTGGATCGCGAGATCCATCGATTGGGCGGTGGCGAGTGACCATCCTAGTAACCGGACACACCGGCTTTCTCGGCTCCCGCGTCTGCAAGTTCCTAGACCTCCGAGGCCTCCCCTACGTGGGCGCGAGCAAGAGCACCGGCTCGGACCTGCGCAAGCCGGACGTCGTGCATGACCTGTTCCTCGACCACCGCCCCACGAACGTCATCCACTGCGCCAGCTACGGGGGAGGCATCCAGGTCAACTACGACAACCCGGTCCAGATATTCCGCGACAACATGGCCATGACAATGAACGTGCTGGACATGGCGACGCGCGCGTGCGGTGGCCGGGTGGTCCAGCCCATCGCAAACTGCGCGTACCCGGCGGCGGCGAGCGTCTTCCGGGAGGCCGAGTTCTGGGACGGGCCTATGCACGAGAGCGTCATGGTGACGGGCTTCACGCGCAAAGCGGCGGTCGTGGGGGCGTGGGCGTACAAGCGGCAGCACGGGCTAGACGTGGTGAGCCTTTGCCTCCCGAATGCGTACGGGATTGGGGACCACTTGGACCCGGTGCGCTCCCACGCGCTCGGGGCTCTTGTAGTCAAAGCTCTGCAGGCCCAGAAGGAAGGCAAGGAGTACCTCACCGTGTGGGGCACCGGCACGCCAGTGCGCGAGTGGATCTATTGCGACGACGCGGCAGAGGCCCTTGTGAGGGCGCTCGACTGCGCGCCGCATGAGGGCATCGTCAACGTGGGCGTGGAGAAGGGCATCAGCGTGCGCGGTCTGGCGGAGCTCATCGCGCGGGAGGCTGGGTTCACTGGGCGGCTCATGTTCGATGCGAGCAAGCCGGACGGGGCGGCGCACAAGACCATCGACGGGACGATGGGCCGCAAGCTGCTCGGGTGGGCGCCGCAAGTGGGGCTGACGGAGGGGATACGAAGGACGGTGTCTTGGTGTCGGGGGCGGGTATGACCATGCTGTCCAGGTTCCGAGCCAACCCGCGCAAGGTCAGGGTGGCCATCCGTCGCGATGGTGATGGGTGGCTCGCTACGGTCTCGGCAATGCACGCAGGCCTCATACGATTCGAGGGCCGAGCCAACGGGCCACGCAAGGCGCTCGCCAAGGCTCTGCGCACGGCCGAGTCATTCGGTCTGGACGGCTTGGACCTGTCGATGTCTTGGGCGTACGACCACCCGCAGAGGGCCGAGCCATGAGACGCCTCCTCTACCGCGCCCACTGGTACCTATGCCTCCGCGTCTACATGAGCGGGCGCGTCACGTGGCTGGACCTCGCCACCGTGCGCGTCGTCAACTGGGCGCTGGACCGAATCGAGACTGGGCGGTGGGTGTCGTGACGTTCACATGCGATGGGTGCGGCCTAAGGTTTAGCCAGTGCGAGGTCCCGCACCACCACGAGTGCCGCGGCAGGTCGGGGCACACCATCCAGTGCCAGATCGAACGGGACCGGTTCCGCGTTCCTGGCCGCGGTGATCCTCAGCTAACATTGGCCCGCTGCGATTGCGGTCTGGCACAACGACAGGGCGCATAGCACACACCATGGATCGCCAAGTCGCAGAATGGTTCGAGCAGAAGGAGGCGTACGGCCAGCCTCCGCGCATCCCCCAGCACGAGCCCCTGTTCGGTCACGAGGAGGCCGACGCGGTGCGCGCCTACGTCATGGGCGGCGGCTGGCTCACCGAGCACACCAAGACGCGCGAGCTCGAGGCGGCGCTGGCCTCGTACACCGGAGCCGCCCATTGCATCATGCTCCCGAACGGCACGCTGTCGCTCACGGTGGCTGCGCTCGCGCTGGGCCTCACGCCTGGCACCGAGGTTATCGTCCCGTGCTACTCGATGATCGCCTCGGCCAATGCGTTCAAGATGCTGGCCATCACGCCCATCTTCGTGGACGTGGAGCCGGATACGCTCTGCCTCGACATCGACAAGGTGGAGCGGGCGCTGACGTTCCGCACGCGGGCGGTTGTGCTGGTGACGGCGAACGGGCGCGAGCCGGCCGCTGGTATCGAGGCGTGGGAGCGCTTCTGCAAGGGCAAGGGGCTCTGCCTCATCGAGGACGCGGCGCAATCGCTCGGCGCCCGCTTCCGCGACGGGCGGCACTGCGGGCGGGCGGGTGTCGTGGGGTCCTTCTCATTCAGTGCCCCGAAGATCATCAGCACCGGCCAGGGCGGCGCGCTCATCACCGATGACGATGGCGTGGCCCACAAGATCCGGCTCCTCAAAGACTTCGGGCGTGCAGCGGGCGGGACGGACCTGCACCCTACGCTCGGGTACAACATGAAGTTCACCGACCTGCAGGCCGTGGTGGGGATCGAGCAGGCGAAGAAGCTGCCGGCGCGCGTCGAGCGCAAGCTGGCCATCGGCGCGCGGTACCGTGCGGGCCTCGCGGGCATCGAGCAGGTTCGCATGTTCCAGCAGACGAGCGTGCCGTGGTTCATCGACGTGCTGGTGGACCGGCGCGACGAGCTGCGGGCGCACCTGGCGGCGCACGGCATCGGCACGCGGGTTATGTACCCGCCCATCCAGGCGCAGCGGTGCTACGCTCGCGGCGGCAGCTTCCCGGTGGCGGAGATGGTGGGGACGCACGGGCTTTGGCTGCCCAGCTCGGTGCAGCTGACGGATGAGGAGGTGGATCGGGTGTGCGGGGAGGTCAGGAGCTTCTATGGGCATTGAGTGGGAGCTGGACGCGGAAATGAGGCGCACCGGTCGGTGGCGACGGCGGCAGTACTACGCCAGCGCGAACGATCGGCGCATACCGAGCGAGCGGACGCCGTGTGAGTGGAGACCGAACAGTCTCGTGCTGTTCACGTGGAAGGCGGATCCAAGGTGAATACGGAGCTTTTCGGTACGCAGTTCAAACCGAACGCGCGATGGGTGTGCGGTGGGTGCAAGTCGCGCAACGTGACGAACCTCGCGCCTCCACTGCGTGAGGTGGAGCGGGTCTACTGCAAACGGTGTCACCGCATGACACGGATCACCATCGATCTTCCGAAGGCGCCGCGTGCATGGGGCGGTGGAGCATGACCTGCCCCCACTGCGGCCGAGACGACTGCTACGAGGGGTGGCAGTGCGAAAAGGCGCCGAAGCCGAGGGCCGGCTACAACACGTGCATGGCCGTCCACGCGCGGGACGGCACCGAGCGGGCCATTGCCATCTGCGAGGACGACGGCGCCGAGGAGATTGGCCTGCGCGTGATTGAGGCGATCAACGGTACGCGCGGGTTCCAGCTGAGTACGCGGGTGAACCGATGAGCGCCTCCGACGCCGCACTCTGCCTTGGCAACATGGGCGCCACCATCGGGGACGGATCCTTCGTGGACTGGACCGTCACCATCCGACGCCCCCACCTCGCCCGCGTCGGCAAGCACTCGAACATCGACCACGGATTCTATTGTACCACCGCCCTGCACGTGGGCGACTACTGCCACATCGCGGCGGGCGTCATCGTCATCGGGGGCGAGAAGGGCCTGCTCGAGATGGGCCACTTCAGCACGCTGGGCGCCGGCAGCCGCGTGGTGTGCGCGAACGACGCGGGCGACGAGGGGCTGACGGGGCCGACCATCCCGGCCGAGGTGCACGCGCCAGTGGACGCACGGCCGGTGCGGCTCGAGCCGATGGCGATCGTGACTACGGCGGTGACCATAATGCCGGGGGTCACGCTGGGGATGGGGTGCATGGTTGGGGCGGGCGCCGTTGTCACCCATGACGTGGACCCGTGGGCAGTGATGGTGGGCGTCCCTGCGCGCAAGGTCCGCGTGAGGCCGAGAGAAAAGCTGCTCGAGTGCGCAAGGCGCCTTGGGTACGAGTTTGGGTCTTGACGCCGCCAGCATGACGCCGTAATGACAGTACGTGGCCGCGCGACGCTCCGTTCCATTCCAGCTCCGGTTGACGCCGGCTGAGAACCGCGAGCTGCGGCGGCGGGCCAAGGTGGCTGGGACGGACGTGAGCGCCTACGTGCGGTGGCGCGTGTTCGGGTTCGTGCCAGTGAAGGCAGAGTCAGAGGAGACGCAGCGATGAGCAAGCTGGACAAGCTATACGACCGGTACCACCACGATCCGGTGTTCGCGCGGTACGTCGACATGATGCGCATGGCGATCGTGGAGCTGCACCTTGGCCCTGGCGAGATCCGTGACTGCGCCATGCTCGCGTCGTACATCGAAGTCGAGCGCAGGCCACCGGAGCCCATCCCGTACGACCCTGGCACCGGCATCCCGTCGGACCTCGGCAGGTACCAGCGATGAGCGTACGGAAAGCACCGAACGACATTGGGGGCCGCGACTGCGATTGCCCGGACATCGTGGTGTGGGGCGTGCTGACGTGGCTGCCGAAGAGCTGGGCGAACTACAGGTACGATCCGAACATGCACATCGGCGACATCTACACTAGCGAGGCAGCAGCGCATGGGAGCATCCCAGCGAGAGCCGGAGGACGACAGGTGCACGCCATCGACGCCCGCACGTACGAGTCAGGCGGCTGGAGGTACCGCGTGGTCGATATCAAGCCTAGGTGCGGGCACGAGCCGACCTTGCGCAACGTAAGGGAGATCGGACAGGCCGAGGTTGAGGTGGAGCTGAGCGAGGAGAAGCGGTCATGATCAATGGCGAAGTGGCTAACGTGACGAAAGCTGTTCTTGCTAGCTTGCCCAGGATGCGACGAGAAAGTGCGGATCGCGCCGTGTCGCTCGCGAACGCGCTGGCTGCTTTCCTGGAAGCCAACGGTAATGGTGATGCCGCAGCCAGGGTCATATCGTCCGCGTGTGGCGTCCGCAACACGTACGCTGCAGCCTGCGAGGCGATGGCTCTTCTCGAGTGCGACCTGGGCCGGCTCATTCCCAATCAGATCAAGAGAGTCATCGGCGACAATGGTGACGAGGATTGCGACCGGAGCGAGCGATGACGCCCGCCGAGTCCACCGCATGGCACTCCGCTCACCCCGGCGGCTCGTACGACCTGCTCCCATTCTTCGCCGACATCGCCCTCCCGCTCGTCCCGCACGGAGGCACCTACCTCGAGATCGGCAGCTTCTTCGGACGCAGCATCTCGTTCGTGGGCCTCGCTCGCCCCGACCTCAACCTCATCGCGATCGACCCGTGGACCAACGAGTGGGACGACGCGGGCGAGCGCCTCCCTGTCGGACCGGACCGCGTGCTGCGGGACAAGTACGGCGGGATGTTCGAGGCCTGGGCCGCCTGCTTGGATCTCTACGCTCCCGGGGTGCGCGAGCGCGTGCGGGTGATCCGTGCGCCGAGCTCTGAGGGGATGGCGCTGCTCGAGGGTGGCAGCGTGGACCTAGTGCTCGTTGACGGCGACCATTCGTTCGAGGGAGTTCGCGCGGACTGCGTTGAAGCGGTGCGCGTGTGCAAGCCCGGCGGGATCGTATCGGCGCATGACTGCGGATGGTCGGGTCCGTGCTGGAAGGCAGTGATCGAGACAATGCCGGATGCTCGCTTTGCGCCGTGGCCGGAGCTGCGCGAGGGGTGGGAGCCTGGGTGCAGCAGCGTTATGTGGTGGAGGAAACCGTGAGGCGCTTTCGTCTGGACATCTGCCTCGATGCGGCCACGATGCGATGCCCATGTGGCTCGTACCATGGGACCGACGACGACGGGTATGACGAGTGGAAGGTGACGCACGCCTCGCACACGGACGACGACGGCGCGTCTCGACTCGAAGTGAACGATCCGACGTCGTGGAGCAAGTGCTTTGCGGGACCGTGCCCGGAACCGACGGTGAAACCATGATCGGCAAGGCCGCACTCGACGCACTTGTGGCTCGACGTAATCGCAACACTGACGAGACGCCCGAGGAAGCGCTCTCCGCGATCCTCGAAGTCCTCGGCCTAGTGGACTCCGGCAAGCTGGTGCTCGATGTCGTAGACGAAGCTGGAGTGCACATCGGACAGCGCGACAAGGACGGATACCACCCGAACGCCCACGACCCTAGCCGACGGGGGAAGGCGTGAGCCAAGTCGCCCTCATCCATACATGCGACAGCGGAGACGTGTGCCCGTGCACCGACAGCGCGGATTGCGAGTGCGTTTGGAACGAGCACGGTCGATGCGCCAAGTGCGGCACGCAGGAGTTCCTGATCCACCCGGAGACGGGGAAGCGATACACGCCGAGCAAAGCAATGCTCGATGCGAGGAGGGCGCCACCGCGAGACATGCCGCTGGATGGCTTCGTGTACCACGACGAGAAAGTGACCGAGTGAACCTCCTCGTCCTCTCCACCGGCTGGCGCTCCGACTCCGCCCTGCTCTGCAAGGCGAGCGTGGTACGCCAGACCGGCCTCGACGCGATGGGCGTGACGTGGTCGCACACGTACATCGAAGCGAGCGAGCAGCACCCGGCGCGCACGAAGCTCGAGAACCTGGCCGATGCGATTGCGCCGCTTGCGCCGGAGACGGTCGTGGCCCTTGTCGACGGTGACGATCATCTCGCGCACCGAGGCGCGCTGGCCCGTGTAATGCGCGAGCACGCGATGGGCTACTGGGTGACCTATGGGAGCTTCGTGCAGAGCGATAGCAAGCTCGGGTTCGCCGCGCCGTACGAGGCCCACGAGAGCTACCGGGCGACGGCCTGGAGATTGACCCACCTCAAGACATTCCGAGCTGGCCTCTTCAACAGGATCAAGCGCGAGGACCTGCAGTATGGCGGCGGGTGGATCGACCGCGGCGACGACCCTGCGTTCATGTGGCCGGTGGCCGAGATGGCCGGCAGGGACCGTGTCAAGTACCTGGAGGATGTGCTTTACGTTTACGACCACGCGGGCAGCTGGGAACAGAGCGTGAGCCGGGCCGAGCGCCAGCGCGAACTCGACATCGTGCAGCATGTGCGCGGGCTGCCGGCGTATCAGAGACTGGAGGCGCTATGACCGTCGTTTTGGACTCGGCAATCGTGGGCGCTGGCTGGCAGAACATCCCGGGCTTCTCCGACGATATCCTGCCGTTTTACCAGCAGCTGGCGCGGGACCTGCCGCAAGGCGCGCGCGTCGTCGAGGTCGGCGTGCTCTTCGGGCGCAGTATCGCGTGCATCGGCACATTGCGGCCAGACCTGGACTTGTGGGCGGTCGACACGTGGGAGCACGGCGACCGTGAGGGCGAGATGGCGGCATACCAGGCGGCCTACGGCACGACGTGGGAGGCGTTCATCTGCGGCATGCGGGACAACGCGCCGTCCGTGTTCGACCGCCTGCACGTGGTGAGGGCGCTCAGTACGAGCGTGGTGCTGCCCATGGCGGACGTGGTGTTCCTCGATGCAGACCACGAGTACGATGGCATCAAGGCCGACATCGCGCACTGGGGGCCGATGGTGAAGCGCGGCGGCATCCTGGCAGGGCATGACTACCTCCTTCCCAATCACCCCGGTGTCGTCCAGGCGGTTGACGAGGCGTTCGGGCCGCCGCCGCACACGATGGGGCCGGGCGACTGGACGAGCGTTTGGGTGGTACGTAACTGGTCGCTCCGATGAAGGTCGTCAAGGTGGAGGTCACGCGCGAGGACGGGACGGTGATGCGCCTCACCGGCAAAGAGGCCGTGCGTTGGGGAGAATTGATAGCTGGTCAAGCATCGTTCTGCTCCAATCACGGCGTCCCGTTCCCATCGTTGGACTGGCAGATTACGCCGCCGCCCGCCTACGTCCCCGTCGCGTGGTGCGCCTACTGCGCCCCCGGTGGCCCGCACGTGCTGGGCGTGACGCCGTGCCCAATCTGCGCGAGGACGGAGCCGTGACTGGCCTCTGGCACACCCACGCCGCGAGTATCGACCCAGACCGCTTCCGCGCGGACGGCATGTACCTCGGCTGCCAGACTGACTATCCGTATGCGGACATGGTGCGCTACTGCCGGCGCGAGCACCCGCGCCTGCTCGATGCGTTCACCGAGGACGGCGCCCTTGGGTGCACCGTTGCGGTTGCGGCCGAGGGCAAGACCGTATCGCGTGACCTGCTCGACTCTGTGGTGGAGATTGGCTTCCTAGAGCGGCACCTGGTGGGCCTGAGCTGCGCGCGCGTGCTGGACATTGGCGCCGGCTATGGGCGGTTCGCGCACCGGCTAACGGCATCGCACCCGGGGGCGTTCGTGTACTGCACGGACCGGTTCGCGGTGAGCCTGACGTGCTGCGAGCGGTACATGGCGCACCGGGGCGTCACGCGGGCCATGGTGGTGAGGCCGCAGCAGGTGGCGAGCATCACCGAGCGCATCGATGTGGCGGTGAACATCCACTCGTGGAGCGAGTGCACGCCCGAGGAGATCGAGCCGTGGCTGGAGACGCTGGACCAGCTCAATGTGCCGTATTTGATGGTGGTGCCGCACACGCCGGACTTCGCATCGTGGACGGCCAACGGCGCGGCGGGGCCGAGCTTCCTGCCAGCCATCCACGCGCACGGCTATGTGCTCATCCGGCACTGGCGCGGGCCGGACTGCTGGCCGCGGGACTTCTGCTTGTTTGAGAGGGCTGCGTGAGGCCCGTAGTTGCTGTGGCTCACGCGTCTTGGGCTGACGGACGCGCGGAAGGCTTGGCGCGCCTGCTGGCCCAGCTCGAGCCACAAGGCGTGAATCCGCACGTGCAGGTCAGCACCGAGCGCGAGCACGCGCAGGTGTGGGCGCTGCGTCTCTGGCGCTGGGCGGCAGAGCAAGATGCGCCGGCCATCCTGCTCAACGACGACGTGAGCGTCAGCCCCGAGCTCGTGGCCGCCGTGGACCGCATGACAGATGCGCTGCCTGACGAGCTCATCTCGCTTCACTGCCAGCTCCCCATCGCGAAGTCTCTGGCCGAGGCGGGCGTCCCGTACCTGCGCTGCTTCTGGCTATCCGGCCCCGGCTACGTCCTCGGGCGCGGCTGCGCGGCGAAGCTGGTGCGGTACTTCGAGACCATCCCGCAGCGCCTCAAGGACCTCTACAACGAGGATGGCTTTTCCCAGATGTGGGCGTGGTCCGTGCGCCGCCCGATCGTCCACTGCATCCCCGCACTGGTCCAGCACCACACGGACATCCCAAGCACGCTCGGCTATGACAATCACACGCTGCGCGTGGCCACGGCCGACTGGACGCAGTACCCGGTGCCGGCGGACGCCACGGTGCGCGAGCCCATGCCGTTCTACGACAACCCGTGGATGGGGCGGCAAAACCTGCTCACGCTCGAGGCGGAGCGCGACTACTCGCAGGACCCCGTGCCCCCGCGGCGGTGCTGGTGGTGTCAGCAGCGGCCGGTGAAGTTCACGAGCGCGGCGACCGGGGCCGGCATGTGCGGCGAGTGCGTTACGGTCTGCGTGCAGGCGGCGATGCGGTCATGAGCGTCACACGGATCACCCACTACGGCACCGATGCCGACCCTTTCGTACGCGTGGTCGACGACTTGCGCGAGGAAGGCGACACGCTCGTAATCGATCGCAAAGTCTTCGCGCGCGGGTACGCCAAGGACTTCCAGGTGTCTGTCGAGTTCATGAGCCAGTGGGAGCGGCTCGCGCGGGAGCACATCGTGTACGCCGTGCTGGACGGCGTGGCGGCGGTGTTTGGGTCTTGACGCCGCAAGTGCAAGCGCTATACGTAAAGGCGTGACCAAGAAGGGCCGCCCGTTCACCGTTCCCGGTGGCCTCACGGTCAACGTCAATGTGCGGCTGCCCGCCAAGCTCGCCCGCGACCTGCGCCGCCGTGCGCGCTTCGCCGGCAAGAGCGTGGCCGCGTACGTGCGCGCGGTGCTGGAGAACTGCAAGGACATGGGTCCATGGTAGGCCTTTGGAGCGGATGCCAGTCCGGGCCGGTGTACGTCGGATCGCAGACGAGCCGCGCCATGCTCCCGCCCGGCGGAGGCTCCAAAGAGCCGGGTGTTTCTTTGGACCACGGAGTAGACAGATGACCGAGTGGCTTAGCATCACCGACCCACGCAACTGGGAGCGAACGCACCCGTGCATCTTTTGCGGCGTGCACCTTGGATGCTCGCAGCGGAAGAACGCCGATGGCAGCATCGAGACCACGTTTGAAGGTGGCGTATGTGACACGTGTTATGACGCCACCTACCCTACACCGGAGACGAGCGCGAAGGCTCTGAGGAGTGCCACATGACCGAGACCACCAACGAGTATGTGGATGAGGCCATCCTCTCCAAGATCAAGGAGTGCCGTCACGTCAAGTTCGTCTCTCTGAGGTTCATCGCCGACTATCGGCAGGTAGACCGTCGTCTTCAGGCCCTACGCAGGGCCGGCAAGATCCGGTTTGACACCAAACTTGGATGGATGTTGCCATGACCGAGATCATCAACGGGCAGCGCGAGGCCCCGCTCTCCGGCTGGGTGCTGGCGCAGTGTCACGGTGTGCTGCTGGTGGGGAAGCGAGCCGGCAAGAAAGTCACGGAACTCGGCGCCATCACGTTTGGGCCAGACGTTGTGACCGGGAACGACGACGCGCGGCAGGTGCTCTCCCCCGTCTTCGAGCTCAAGGCCAGCCTCGTCCCGCAAGGCAACGCGATGGGCACGGTTCACATGTGCTTCCCCTTGTGGCTCTTCACCATCACCGAGGTGGAGCTGCCGGCGGGCGCGATCGTGGTGACGTGTGACTCGCTGTCGCTCAGCGAGCAGACTGGGCTGCGGCGGGCTATCGGCGCGGCCGAGGAGCTGCTGACGCAGATGAAGGCAGCGGCGTCTGGTGTGACGCTGGCGCGCGAGATGCCGAAAGAGAGGCGGGGATAATGGGCGCCTACGAGTATCTGCAGAGCCTTGACGACGAAGCGAAGCGAGACTGGGATCGCAGGTTCGCCTCGTGGGTGCACGAGCGTCGGCCGGACCTGGAGTTGAAGCCGGTCGCTAGGTCCGGAGCCTCACGATCCATGCTAATCTATGGGTGCAGCACCACTCAGACTCCGCTGAGGATCGGGCAATGAGATACGCCTGCCTGCTCTTCCTCTGCGCCTGCACCGTGCAGCCCCCGCCTCCGCCCGCCCCCGTAGCGGCACCCTCGCCCATCGCAGCCACATCGCCATCCGCCACCGTGCTCCTCATCCCCGAGGTGGTGGTCATGGGCGAGCGGCCGAAGCCGAAGCGGCACGAGGCCGAGCTCGAGACGGTGCACGAGCGCGTGTTCTGCGACCGGTGGCCGAGCGGCAGCGTCATCTGCGACAGCTACGAGTATTGAGCCATGAGGCACACCAACACCCTCGGCCCCTACCTCGCGTCGCTGCTCACGTACTGGGTACAGCCCGTCGTGGGCCTGCCCATGGTGGCCGGCGACGGCCCGGACGATCGGCACCCGAGGCGCAACCTGTTCGCCCAAGCCATACCGACGCTGGTGCTGCAATGACCGAGACCGACTACGCCCCCTATGGCACGGCCGGAACGACCACCACGGACCTGCTCGCCCACGTCCGCTGGCTACGGGGCCGCTGCCTGCTGCGCCGCGACGACAGCGAGGTCCGCGAGCACGTGCGCCCGAGCGGCATCATCGTGCCCGACCGCGGCCTGTTCAACGAGCACGCCGAGCGCGGCGTCACCATCCACCGCGGCAAGGTGCTGGCCTTCGGGCCGCCCGCGCGCATGGGCGACCTCGGCCCGCTCGTGCCGTGGGACATCAATGTGGGCGACGTCGTGATCTACACGTACGGGGTGGCCATGCAGAAGACGAGGACGTTTGGGGTGGAGGGGGCGGAGCTGGTCGTGGTGGCTCAGGAGGAACTCGTGGCCGTCTATGAGTGACCTCGTCACCCATCACATTTGGTACTGCGACGCCGGCCACGAGTTGACCGTCAGCGACGACGGCGACCCGGAGGCGGTCGGGATCACATGGTTCATTGCAGAGCGCAAAAGCGTCACCACGTGCGACGCGATCATGGGCGGAGTGCGGTGCGGACACCCGATCATGTACAAGACAAGGGTTGGTGCGGCATGACCGAGACCAAGCACAAGGTAGCCATCGGCATGCCCCTTGAGGGAGACGCCGAGACCGCGCGATGCTGCTACGCCGCGCAGATCGAGCTGCGGAAACTCAAGGGCGGCGACGTGCTGTTTCTCGATGAGTTGGCCGGCATCATCAACCCGAACGTCGACGTGAGCCGCGCACGGGACCGTCTGATGCGCCTGTTTCTTTGGGAGACGGACTGCACCCACCTTCTCAGCTGGGATGAGGACGTTGTGCCGACGACGCTCCAGAGCATCCGCAACATGCTCAACAGCGGCTACGACTGCGTGGGCGCCCCCTACCGCCGCAAGAAAGAGCCGGAGGACTACCCGTACCGCCTGCACGGCGTGGACGGCCAGAAGCGCAAGCTCGAGGTGGTCAACGGCTGCATTGAGGTGGAGTGGATGGCCTTCGGCTTCATGCTCACGAGCCGCGCGTGCCTGCAAACGATGTGGGACGCGTACAAGGACTCGCGCTGGTACTTCGACCTCGAAAAGAAGCCGGAAGGCAAGCAAGTGCACCACCTTACCGTGGGCGCGTTCGATCTCGTGTACACCGACGAGGAACCGGGGCCGGACGGAACGCCATGGCGGGTGAAGCTCAGCGAGGACTACTCGTTCTGCAAGAGCTACCGGGACATCGGCGGCAAGGTCCACATGTACGTGGGCGACGGATCACCGGTCGGTCACATTGGCAGCAAGCTGTACACTGGGACGCGGGAAGGGTTGGTGCATAGCGCATGAGCGAGCTCCTAATGTCCTACATGGCGCCGCACGGGTCGGTGGAGATCCGCATCTGCCAGGCGCCGCCGAACACGCACCAGTGGCGCTACATGTGGGCGGTGGTCTCGGTGGAGCCGTCGGGCGCCACGCGCATCCTCACCGGCACGGGGCAGCACGGCAACCCTGGGAGCCCCACTCTAGCCTCGGCGCTCAGCGAGGCCGGTAAGGCTTACGCCCAGTTCGAGCCCATGGCGGTCGATCGCACCTAGACGCCGCCGTCAAAGAGTGTGCTAGGCTTGCGGCAGAGCGATGCCCGCAAGCACGATCTACGACTCGTTCACGGACGACCTCGTAAGGGGCAACATTGTCCCGCTGACCGACACGTACTTCGTGCTCCTGGTCAACGGCTACACGCCGAACAAGGCCACGGACGCCAAGCGGTCGAACATCACCAACGAGGCGACGGGCGCCGGGTACACCTCTGGCGGTTCCGCCACCACATGCACCCTTGGTGAGAACACGGGGCCAAACACGGAAACGCTCACGTTTTCGCAGGTCACGTGGACCATCACCGGGTCGCTCACGGCCACCGGGTGCGTCATCTACAAGTCGCGCGGCGGGGCCTCGAGCGCGGACAACCTCGTGGCTTACGTGGACTTCGGTGGGGCATTCACGAGCACCAACGCAACTTTCACGGCGCAGTTCTCTACGCCGCTGACGTTCCAGAACTGAACCCCAACCCGGACGCACCCCCATGATCCAGACCTGGCAGCAGACGCTCATCAGCGCGCAGATTTCGGGCAACTCGCTCACCAACAGCACGGTAGCCACGAGCATTCTGCCCGCGGCGGCCAAGTGCACCCTCCCCAACAACTTCCTGTCGATTGGCTCCGTGCTGCGCATCAAAGGCGTGGCCGCGCTCTCCAACGTGGTCACGACGCCTGGCACGCTGACGCTCGACATCCGCTTCGGCGCCGTCGTCGTGTTCACGAGCGGCGCGATGCAGATGAGCACCACGGCACACACCACCGTGCCGCTCTGGTACGAGATCCTGCTGACGTGCCGGGCCATCGGCGCCAGCACGACAGCGAACATGATGGGCCAGGGCATCGCGACTTCGCAGGGCCTGTCTCTGACGGCGGTGGCGGACTCCACGACCACGCCGGCCACGCTGCTTATGCCCAACACGAACCCGGCCGTGGGCACGGGCTTCGACTCGACCACGACCGAGCAGATCGACCACTTCGCCACGTTCAGCGTGACCACGGCGACGACGACGATCACCCTCGCGATGTTCACCGTGGAGTCATTGAACTGACCGCGCCTCGGCGCGCGGCGCGCACGCACTAACGGTCGCGCGCTGAGGGGCGGGAGGCCCCATGGCTGGCGGCCCCTTCTACCTTTTCAACACGTCGGCCCCCGGTGGGACTGCCGGCCTGTTGCAGGATGGGGGAGCCGCGCCCAGCGCTCTTACGACTGGCACCGGGTGGACCGTAGGCACCACGGCCGCGGGGCCTGACTACTCAGACATCGTCTTCGCCACCAAGCGGCTGGCGTCCACGTTCACCACCACCGCGGCGCCCACGGGGCCGCCGCTCGGTACGAACTCGCTACGCACTCAGAACCCGCTAACCGGCACGTTCCCGTCGGGCAACTGGTCGCTGGCCTTCGCCTTCGTCTCTGTCTCGAACGCGATGAGCGGGACGGGGCACCTGCGCGTCAGCGTGTGGGCTGGGGCTAACCCCACTGGCACCGGCGCAAGGCAGATCGCTGCCGCTCTCGACTTCTCGAACTTCGCTGCGTCCTCGGTTGGCACGCCGCAAAACACCACGCTCACGTGGGCTGCGCCTGCCATTGCGCTCAACAGCGAGTACTTGTTCTTCAGGGCCGCGTGGGAGATCACGGTAGCGAGCGGCAACGCAAACGCGGATGCGCTGTTCAGGCAGGACGGTGCGCACTCCGTCATCACGCCCACCCAGTTCACTCCGACAGCGACCGCGGCGTACCCAAGGATCCCTTCGCCATTCGGTGGCCCAGGCCGGAGCGCAGGACCGTTCCGACACTGGCAGTCTCCGCCGACGCCGCTGAGCGGCAGCTTCGCCATTGCGTCCGGGAGCGTGCCGACCATCACGCTGACGGCACCGACGGGCGCTGCCCTCATTGGTACAACCGTCAGTGCCCTCGGCACGTCGTTCGCTCCCAACCCGATCCGAGGCCCCAACGTAGCCGGGCCAGACCGCTACTTCCTGACGCGCGCACCGCCGCCGCTGGGGCAGCAGGTCATCGCCCAAGGCTCTCCGGGGACCATCGTGGTCACCCCGCCCGTGGCGCAGGCAATCGCCTTGCTGGGGCTCACCTCCGCGCTGGGCCCATCGCCATTCGGTGGCTCCGGGCGGACTGCGGGACCCATCCGCCACTGGGCGGCCCCACCGGTGCAGCTGGGAGGCAATGCGGCACGGGTTAGCGGCAGCCTGCCGAGCATCACCCTCACCGCGCCACTCGGCGGCGCCGTAGCTACGTCTGGGACGGCCACACCCTACCCGTGGCGCGGGCCCATCACCCAGGGGCCGCAGCGCACATTTGTGCCGCAGCAGGCCCCGCAAGGACAGCAGATCGTTGTCGCTGGCGACCTAGCAGGCGACCCCATCACGCTAACGCCGCCCGCTGGCGTTGCCATCGCCTCACTGGGTCTGACGAGCGCACTCGGCCCCGCACCGTTCCCAGCCCCCGGCGCTCGAGGCCCGTGGCGCTCACTGTTCGAGCCTCCGACTCCGCCGCTCGGGGTGGGGGCCATCGGCACCGGATCGATCGGCACGATCACCATAACCGTGCCCAGCGGCGGCGCCGTTGCGGGGGTGTCGGCCCCCACGTTGTTCCCGTGGCGAGGCCCCAACACGCAGGGCCCAAAGCGCACGTTCCCGAAGCCCAAAGCAGAGGGCATCACGATCGTAGCTACGGGCTCGATTCCGAGCATCACGCTGACGCCGCCTGTCAGCTTCGCGCTTGCGTACCTCGGCAAGGCTGACCCGTTCCCGTTCCGGGGCCCCGCAACGCTCGGCCCACGGCGCGAATTCGTCCCGCACGGGCAATCTTTCGCCTTCGCCGTCACCGCGAGCGGGGCCATCGGAACTGTCACCCTCACGGCGCCATCCGGGAATGCAGCAGCGTTTGCCGGTGTCGCGGACCGCCTGCCATGGCGCGGCCCGCGCACGCAGGGCCCGGCTCGGACGTTCCACGGCACGCCTGCCTACACGTTCGTCGGTAGCGGCCCCGTCAGCGCCTCCGGCTCGCTGCCGACCATCACGCTTACGGCCGGTACCGGCGGCGCGGTCGCCACGAGCGGGACGGCTACGGTGCTCCCGTGGCGTGGGCCCACAACGCAGGGACCGCAGCGCAGGTTCACGGCGCCGCCCACCTTCGCGCACTCAGTCACGTCGGCTGGCGCGATCGGTACGGTCACGGTCACCGCCCCGGCCGGCGCAGCGTACGCCACCAGCGGGACGGCTGCGCCGCTGCCCTTCCGTGGTCCCACCACGCTTGGGCCAGTCCGCCGGTTCGTTGCACCAAGGCCATCACGATTCGCCGGGACATCCGTCGCTGGGGCCATCGGCACAGTAACGCTGACGCCGCCCGTGGGACATGCCGTGGCTGCGCACGTGGTTGTGGTCGCGCTGTCGGATAGCTTCCTCGGGATGTTCTTGGAACCGTGGAAAAACAAGTTTGATTAGCGTGCTACCGTGTGTGCCGGTGACGCCGTTCGAGGAAGCCATCGCCGCCGAGGTGGCGAAGATGCTGACAGGCAGGGCCAAACCGCGGATTCGCGTGCTGCTGAGTGTCGGCCCGGACGGGGTCATAGGCAATGTGCACGTGAGCATCGAGATGCACCCTAGGCCAGCCGGCGAACCGTGCGAGGTGGTGGCCCTGCTGCCATAGGGTGGGTCACTTCTGCCTGGGGTGTTCTTGACACCATACCTATAGATGGGCCAAACTGCGGGCATGGGCGACATCCGCATGACCGAGGAGCAGCTGCAGGCGCTCCTTGCCGCGAACTCGGAAGCGACGATCAAGACGGTCATGGCGGCGATGCCGCAGGGCCAGGTGCCGGCGCACATCGCTGACCTGCTCCCCAAGCAGCAGAGCGAGGAGGAGGCCTTCGCCGCAGCGATGCGTCGGCCCGTCGCGGACCGCGTGCCCGCCAAGCAGGACCTCATCCCCTGCCGCACCGGCAAAAACGCCACCTTCCTGGCAGTCGTGAGCCACCCGCTTGGCGAGGACGGCAAGCCGCACGTGCTCTGGCCGCACGGCCGCGTCTCGGAGCTGCGCAACTACGAGGAGCCGGAGTTCGTCACCGAGGGCAAGGCCGACTCGCTCAACGGGGACGGCACCTACTGCGTGCCCAAGGGCATGCCGATGGTGAACACCGGCAGCGGCAAGGGCGCTGGGCAGGTGACGGTGCAGTTCAAGAATTGGCGATGGCACGAGTTCTTCCAGAAGGACCTCGCCATGTACGTCGGCGTCGAGCCTCGCATGCTTCCCCGCGACACGCAGACGGCCGACAAGGCCGCCGAGTAAGGCCGGGCCCGCCACATGGCGGAGAGCGGACAGCGTGGCGACGGGCGCACTGAAGGCCCCCCCGCGGGCTCTCCGTGGGACAGCCGCTGGGTAGGCTCGCCCATCCAGATCCCTGACAAGGACCAGCCGCTCGCGCCGGGGCAGATCCGGCCCGAGATCGAGAAGCGCGTCGGCGTGGGTACGCCCACCCTCGATGACCCGGCGTTCCAGAACCCACACGACCCGCTCAAGGACGCCGGCACGAGGCGGCGTGCTGGGCAAGGCGGATACCGGGACGTCCCGCTCGTCACCATCCAGAACGCTTGGACCGTGCCCGACGTACGTGGTGCGCTCTGGTCGCACATGGTCGGCATCTTCGAGGTCTCGGGCCAGCTCATGGACTCGATGCTCGGCGATGACCGGGTACAGAGCACTCTTGGCTCAAGGCTCTCGGGCCTATTCAGCCGCGAGATCCGCAGCGAGCCAGCGAACGACAGCTCGGCGGCGCGCGAGGTCCACGACGCCTGGATGGCTCACTTCCCGGAGATGCTCGCGAGCTACGCCATCCCAGAGACGATGGTCTACTCGATCTTCATGGGCTTCGGCCCAGGGCAGATCCTCTGGGACACGACCGGCAAGCTCTGGAAGCCGTACCCGCGCCCGTGGCATCCCCGCTACACGTTCTACGAGTGGGTCACGCGCAAGTACGTGGCCATCAGCCAGGACGGCAACATCCCTATCTTCCCAGGAGACGGCAAGTGGTACATGCACACGCCGTACGGCAGCTACCGCGGCTTCGTGCGCGGCGCAGTGCGGGCCGTGGCCGAGCCGTGGATCATCCGGCATTTCGCCATCCGTGACTGGGCCCGGTTCAGCGAGGTCCACGGGCTGCCCACGCGCGTGGGGTACACGCCGGCAGTGGCAGACCCGGCGGAGCGCTCGCTGTTTGAGCAGAACCTGGCGACACTCGGCAGCGAGCCCACGCTGCTCGTACCTCGAGGCGTCGACAAGGAAAGCAAGGACACTGGCTACGGCTACGAGCTCGTGGAGGCCACTAGTACAGCGTGGGAGGCGTTCCCGGGGCTGCGCGACCACTGCGACATGGCCATCGTCCTCGCGCTGCTCTTCCAGAACCTAACCACCGAGGTCAAGGGCGGCAGCTTCGCGGCGACCAAGGCGCACATGGATGTGCGGCAGCAGGCCATCGCGCAGGACAACGCGAGCTGGAAGACCACCTTTCACCGAGACTTTGCGCGCCCGTTCTCGTTCCTGAACTTCGGCGACGCCGACCTTGCTCCGTGGGTGTGGTTCGACACGACTCCGCGCGAGGATTACGAAGCCAACGCCAAGCAGTTCTCCGAGTTCGGAAAGGCCATCCAGCTGCTTCGACACGCAGGGATCGAGTTCACTGACGCCGAGCAGGTCCGCGACTTCGCCCGCAAGCGCTTCAACCTGGCCGAGCTCCCCGACTTCAAGTTCGTGGCGCCCGTTGGGCCAGGGTCAGGCCCCGGTGGCGGCGCGGGTGGACCGCCCGAGGGCGGTGGCGACGAAACCGACGACGCCGACAAGGAGCTGCCTACTGGTGGCGCGGACGACGGGAAGGACGGGACGCGCAAATGAAACGCCACGCAATCAGGGCCGGCGAGTACCTGGCGATCGACCCGTCCGTCATCAATCACGACGCGGATGGGTTCTACATCGTCATCGGCGGAGACCCGCCGGAGAATGAACGCCGCGGGACCGTGTGCGTTGTGCACGTGCGCGGCGCCCTCATGCACTACGACGGCGAAGGCGGCGACTCCTACGAGTCCATCGTCTGCCGGGTCAAGTGCGCCCTCGAGTACGACCCGAAGCCCACGGCCATCGTGTTCCGCATTGAGTCCCCTGGCGGCGTGGTAGCGGGCCTCAACGAGACGGTGCTCAAGCTTCAGCGCATGAGCAAGGAGTCAGGCGTCAAGTTCTACGCCTACGTGGACGAGATGGCAGCGAGCGCGGCGTACGCCATCTGCTGCGCCTGCAGCGAGGTCATTGCCCCGCCGAGCGCCATCATCGGGAGTGTGGGTGTAATCAGCACACTCGTATCCCAGGCCAAGCGGGACGTGGCCGATGGGCTGGACTTCCGCATCATCACCAGCGGTAAGCGCAAGGCCGATGGGCACCTGCATGCGCCCATCTCGGACGACGCGGTCAAGGCGGAAGTGGCGCGAAACGCCGAGCTCGCGGCCCAGTTCTTCGCCCTCGCTGGCAAGGCGCGCGGGCTCGCACCGGCGAAGCTGCAGGGGCTCGAGGCGGCCATCTTCCTTGGGAAGCCAGCCAAAAAGGCCGGCCTCGTGGACGAAGTCATGTGCCTCGATGACGTGCTCTACGGCCTTGATGCGACCGAGGTGCTTAGCCACGAGGAGGTCGCCCCCAATCACGGGAACGAGACCGACAGGCGGGCGGACGACAATGAGGCACTTGACTCTTCTGCTACACCTGAGTCAAAGTCTACTCAGGCAGGGTCAGAATCACCCCACCCCACCAAAGGGCACGCCGATATGCTGAAACTCGACGTTCTGATCAAGAAGACGGAGGCGGCCATCGCCACGGAGCAGGACGCCAAGAAGCTGCGCGCCCTCAGAGCCAATCTCGCCACGTATGCCGCGACTCGCGCCGACATGGATGGCGATGACGACGGCGACGAGGACGACAAGAAGGAAGACGACGACGAGGACGACGAGGACGAGAGCAAGGCCAAGAAGGCAGCCGCCGCGGCGAAGTACGCGAAGAAGGCAGCCGAGGCGGCCAAGCACCGTGCCAAGGCGGCCGACCACAAGCAGAAGGCGGCCGAGTACGAGGAGGCCGCGAAGAAGGCCGAAGAGGACGAGGACGACGAGGAGGAGAGCGAGGAAGAGGCTGCGGCTCGCATCGAGAGCTACGCCCCGTCCGATGCCGTCTCTCCGAGGACGTCTTCGAACCTGAGCCCGGGTGCAGCCGCGGCCATTGCCTCCGAAGCTCAGCTGGGCCGGGACGCACTGGCCCGCCTGACGAAGCTCGAGAAGAGCGCGGAGAAGCGAGAGCACGCGGCCCTCATCACCGAGGCGCGCGCGGCTCGCCGGATCACCGGACCCGAAGCGAAGAGTCTCGCCAGCAAGTCGATCGGCTTCGTGCGCGACTTCCTCGACATGCGCCCCAAGGCGCTGGTGGCCACCGAGGAGGACGACCTCGTGGCGCCCAAGGGTGGCGACAGCGATGGCGGCCCGGTGCTCACCTCCGAGCAGATGGTCGACATCGATGCGGCCGTCCGAGCGACCGGAGCAAAAGGCGATGCGGCCTCGAAGCTCAAGGCCGACATGGTGACCAACGCCCGCAAGGAGCTCTCGTCCTTGAACGGGGCAGGGAGGTACTAAAATGGCGCTCACCGCCGACGTCAAGATCATCCGGTACGGAACACCGGGCAACGCTTCCCAGCCCGTCAACATCCCGGTCACTGCCAGTGCGCAGCTGTACCGCGGGGCCATCGCGGCCACGCGCAGCGGTTACGCGGTGGAGATGACCTCTCCGCAGAGCACGGACATCGTCTGGGGCCTGTACGAGGGCGGAGGCCCCGGCAGTGCCGAAGCAGGACCTGGCGTCCTCGGCGGCACCACCAACGGCGCGGTCACTGTCGAGGTGGCCACCGGCAGCTTCTTCCTGAGCAACGGCACTGGCTCGGACAAGCTCGCCCAGAGCGACCTCGGGGCCACGGTCTACGTCATCAACGAGACCACGGTAGGCAAGACCAACGGCAGCGGCACCCGGCCTGCAGCCGGCATCCTCGAGTGCTTCAGCGACCCGCTGAACGTCCTCGCGGGCCTCGTGGCCATCAAGATGGGCAGCGCACAGAGCACAGGAGGCCCGCAATAGTATGCAGCCCACACCGACCAACTTCCGCGTCTTCATCACGAACATCAACACCTCGTTCGGGGCGGTCTACGCGGACACGACCGACTCGGTCTGGCCGCAGTACGCCAGCGAGGTGCCAGTCAGCGGCAAGATCTTCACCGCCGGCTGGACTGGGATGATGCCGAAGATGCGCGTGTGGTACGGACCGCGCGTGACGCACCAGCCGGCCGCGCAGACGTACTCTGCGGTCCCGCTGCCGTACGAGATCACGTACGACATCGACCGGTTCGACCTCGACGACGACCTGTTCGGCATCTACTACCGGATGGTCCCGGACATGGCGCGCCAGGCGAAGCGGTGGCCCAACTACGAGCTCCGTGACCTGCTCGAGAACTCCGGTGCCTACACGGGTGCCGCGCAGCTCGGGTTCGACGGGCTCACGTACTTCAGCACCGCGCACCCGATCGACATCTACAACGCGGGGCTCGGCACGTACATCAACGACTTCTCCGCCGGGGGCCAGACGGTCACCTACCCGAACGTGAACACTGGCGGCACGCGGTCGGTCGCAGTCGGCGGGGCCATGGGGCCCACTGCCTTCGCCACGCTCTACGAGTACATGTCGACGCTCAAGGGCGAAGACGGGGAGCGCCTGGGCGTGCAGCCGAGCTTCCTCATGCACCCTGTGCAGCTCAAGACCGAGGTGGAGCTGGTGCTCAAGAGCATGTTCTTCGCGCCGCCAGCATGGGGCACGGTCACTGGCCAGGTCGGTGCCGCAGACAACCCGCTCCGGCGCTTCGGCGTCATGCCGGTGGAGAACATCTTCCTGACCGACTCGGGCATGTGGTACCTCGGCGACGGTACCAAGGCGTACCGCGGCGTCACGTGGGCTCTGCGCGAGCAGGTCCGCATCGTACCGCGCATGAACGAGAACGACCCGGTGGTGTTCGACGAACACAAGTACCTCATCGGAGGCTGGGGCCGCGCAACCGCTGCGTGGGGCTTCTCCTGGCTCATGGCCCGGAGCGGACCGTAACGCAAGGGAAGGTGGGGCATGCCTGTCGCGCCGCTCGGATCGCAGTACTGTGCGCCGCTCGACCTGCTGACCACGGGCGTCAACCCGTTCGCGCTGCAGGACGTGAGCTCGGCGCAGCAGCTCATCGCCTGCCAGCAGGCGAACGCGATGGCGGACGACTACATCTCGAGCCGGTGGACGATGCCGCTCATCCAGTGGCCCGTGTCCTTCGTTTTCTACTCGGCGTGCTTCGGCGTGTGGCTTTGCCTCAAGACGCGCGGCATGAACCCGGAGGCTGGCGCGGACGAGTACTGGAAGGTCGAGTACGACGCGGCCCACGAGTACTTCCGGAACATCCAGCGCACCAACCTCACGCCCTACGGGCTCATCCCCGGCGCGGCGTCCCCTGGCGACCCGACGCACGACTTGCCCCAGGTCATCTCGCAGCCGCAGCGTGGGTGGTCGACGTTCAGCCTGCGCGGCCGGCCGAGTGTGTGGTGAGCCATGAGCGACATCGGCGCCATCACCTACCAGAACGGCATCCCGGTCACGCTGAGCGACACGGCGCCTTCGCCGAAGGTCATCTACGCGGCCTTCTACGTGGGCGTGACGGGCGACGTGAAGATCACGGATGCGAACGGGTCCTCGTACGTCCTGAAGAACTGCCAGCAGGGCACGATCTACCCCATCGCGGCGACGCAGTACTGGGCCACGCTCACAACGGCCACCAACCTCGTGGCGCTCAGCGCGCGCCCCTACTCGGTGCTCGGCGTATGAGCAGCGCAGCCCAAGCCATCGCCGCCCTCGGGCGCATCCGGCGCGTGGTCGACGAACTCGGCCAGCTGCCGCGCAAGCTCGCGGTGGCGGTGGCCCCGGACATCACCACCCTGCTTCACCAGCAGTTCGTGGACGGCAAAGACCCCTACGGTCGCGCGTGGAAGCCTCTGGCAAAGAGCACCATCGCCAAGGGCCGCCGCAACCCGCCGCTCTACGGGCCGACCAGGAAGCTCGCGGACGGCACCATGGCCAAGCCCATGACGGGCGGGCGCATCGGCCTCACGCTCATCGTGGGCGCCCCGTACGGCATCTACCACCAGCAGGGCCGAGGCCGCCCGCCCCGGAGGGAGATCCTGCCAACGCGTGGCATGCCGGCAGCGTGGCGGCGTGCGCTCGACAGCCAGGCCAAGCTACTCGCGCGGCGCGCGGCGGGGGCACCGTGAATGGTCGCACCGCTCACGTACGACCCGAACTTGGCCGCAGGGCCGATGCTCGATGTGGTCGCGCAGATCTCTGCGGTGGCCCTCGATATCCAGAGCGTGCGCCACTCGCGCGGGCTGCGTCCGCTGGTGTGCCCGCCGGGCTACCAGACGGCTCCCATACTCATGGGGCAGGAGTGGCTACGGCGGGAGCACGCGCCGCCGCGCATCGTGCTGGTGCCCACGCACCTCCGCAACTCTGGGGGCTCGGCCCTCGGCATCCAGCCCATGGCGGGCTTGATTTCGGAGCGCCCGCTCAAGGTCTTCTGGCGCGCGATCATCGGGTTCGACGCTCACCTCTGGGGCGACTCGGACGTGACGGCCATCAACTCGCTGGTCGATTTCAACACGACGATCGAGCTGTACCGGGAGCTCCTCGGGGCGATGGTCAGGGTGCAGGGTGGCATCCCGAACGTTTCGATCGGCGAAGCGCGCTGGGATCAGCCGACCGACGACAGGCGCGCGGGCCGGCTGCTCGTGGTGCCGATCGGCTTCTATGCGGACATCACGGACGAGCCCTACGTGGTGGTGCCGTGGGCCACGCAGAGCACCAGCGGCCTGCAGGCCAGCATCACCGTTACCGAGACCGTGCCGGATGGCTCGAGCAGCACATCGAGCGGTTTCATCATCGCCCCACCATGAGAGGCACTGACCAATGACAGCCCAGGGCGTGAACTTGTTCGTGAACGACGGCGGCCTCGGTCAGAGCCCGCCCGGTCAGGGGAATACCGAGTACGTCATCGGCATCGGCTCCACGGGCCCGTTCTACCAGATCATCCAGAGCACGAACCCGACCGACTTCCAGGCGAACGGCACCGGACCGGGCGTGGAGCTCGCCGGATTCATCACCAACTCGACCGGCAACCCCGTGGCCTTCGTGGCGGTGCCGGCGAACGCGAACGGCACCAACAGCGGCATCAAGGGCAGCACCCCTGGCGGATCCACGTCCACCGTCACGCTGACAGGCACGCCGGTAGACACGTACTACGGGCTGCTCACCTGCCTCGTGGGCGGCACCATTGGCGTGGCCGGCATCCAGCTCGGCATCTCGCTCGACGCGGGGCGCACCACGTACCTCACGGTGAACCTGGGCACGGCGAACACGGTGCTGATCCAGATCCCGGGCCAGCCGAGCACTGGCATCACGCTCAACTTCGCCGCCGGCACCATGGTGGCGAACGACACGTGGGGCTGGCTGTCGACGGAGCCGACGTGGTCCGACGCGCAGATCCAGAGCGCCATCAACCTGATGGTCACCATCCCGAGCCTCATCCCCGAGGACATCATCATCGCGGGCGGCTCGGTGGCGCGCAACGGCGGCGGCACGGTGGGCGCAGCTGCGGCGGACGTGACGGCCTTCGACGGCTACATGACCACGCTGTTCAACAAGAAGCGCTTCAACCGCCTGCTCTGCGCGGCTGGCGACGCCATGTGGGGCGGCGCATCGACCGAGACCGAGACCGCGTGGCTCACAAGCCTCGAGACGTCCTTCGTCAACTCGAGCAGTCTGCGCGTTGGCGTGACCGGAGGCCACTACAACGCCATCAGCCCCTACTCCCAGGCTCAGTTCCGCCGCCCGCTGCTCTGGCAGGCCGCCGCCCGTGACAGCGCCGTGGCCATCCAAGTGGACCTCGGCAGGGTCAAGGACGGCTCGCTGGCGAACATGCCGCTGCCGACCAAGCCGGACGGCTACATCTACCACGACGAGAGCGTGAACCCGGGCCTCGATGCCGCGCGGTTTATGAGCGCATGGAGCATCCTCAACCGCCCCGGGCTCTTCATCAAGAACGGCAACTTGATGTCCCCACCGGGCTCGGACTTCAACTGGCTGCAGCACGGCCACGTGATGGATGCCGCCTGCCTCATCGCCTACGACTTCTTCGTCGAGGAGCTGAGCGACTCGGTCCGCGTCTCGAGCACCACCGGATTCATCCTTCCGCAGGACCGCGCGACGCTGCAGAACGGGTGTAACGCGGCGCTGGCCAACGGCCTCACCAACGCAAGCGCGGTCAGCTCCGCCACTTGTGTGGTCAGCCCGTCCGACAACATCCTGAGCACGGCGACGCTGACGGTCACGGTCAGCATCGTGCCCCTCGGATACATCAAGGCCGTGAACGTGACCCTGACCTTCGTGAACCCGGCCGTCGTACAGGTCCAGAGCTCTGCGGGTGGTCCGTGATGTCTAGGGGCGGCATGTCAGAAAGGGCGGCGTAGTCATGGGTCTCACCTCACCGTTGATCAACGGCTTCTACTACGCCATGGCGGACGTCGAGCTGCAGGCGAATGGCCTGCTCTTCGCTGGCGTGGCCGCGATCGACTACGATGACAACCTTGCGCGCGCGAAGGTGTACGGCACTGCCTCGACCCCGCTCGGCCTGACGAAGGGCAAGTACGAGGCGAACGGCTCGATCGAGTTCTACATCGGGGCCGCGCAGATACTGCAGCTCTCGCTCGTGGCGTGGCGGCAAGTGCCACTCGTCATCACCATCAGCTACGTGCCAAGCGGGCTCGCGCCTCTGGTGCCGATCTTCGACTCGATCCCTGGCTGCTACATCGGCAAGGCGACGCAGGCGAACAAGATCGGAGACGACGCGCTGACGCGCAAGTTCGAGCTGCACATCCCCGGTCAGATCCTCTGGAACGGCGTCCAGAGCTTCTTCGAGACCTCGACCATCGGGGCGGTCGCGTAAGGAAAGTCACGGACGGAGGTGGCCTCCGTGGAAACGCAAAGGTGGGCACAACATGGATCAGTCAGACATCGACAAGGTGATGGCGGAGCTGCGCGCGAAGTACCCGGCTCCGGACTTCGAGCTCGTTCCGCTCGACTTGCGCATGGGGCTATTCGTCCTGCGCAACCCGTCGCATGCGGAGCACATGATGGTCAAGAAGATGGCCATGGACGAGGCGCAGCAGCACCTCGCTGCGGGCAACTCGTTCGCCATGACATGCGTGTACCCGGACAAGGCCGAGGTCGCGCGGGCGGTGCAGCGGTGGCCCGGCATGGTCAGCCAGCCGAGGGTGCAGCGGGCGCTCGCGTACCTGAGCGGCGCCACCGACGAGCTCGAGGGGAAAAGCTAGGCCGCGCGCTCCGGCTGCATTCGAGCCGCCTTGGCAGCGAGCGCCAGCAGGCTGCGAGGCACTACATCTCCCTGTTCGCGGGGGAGGACTGCGTGGAGTCCGACGCTGCGGCCATGCGGATTGCGCACTTCGTCGAGAGCGGGATCAGGCTGATCGATGCGCTGAGCCAGAAGCGGAACGGGGGCGGACGTGGCTGAGGGCTCCTTCTCCTACGAGACGGCCATCACCGATGGCATGAGCGCCCCCGCGCGCGCGGAGGGGGATGCGCTCAAGCGACTGCAGGGCGAGATCAAGAGCACCGAGACGGCCATCCGCGCACTGCAGACGGAGCAACTCAATTACCAGCGCGGCGGGTTCAAGGGTGCCGCTGCGGACATCGGCCTCGAGATCCGCAAGCTGCGCCTGCCACTAGGGGACCTCAAGGGCCAGTTTCGCGACCTCAAGGATGAGCAGAAGGAAAAGGCCGAGGGCGGGTTTTTCAGCCAGCTGACGGGCTCTCTCATCCCGCAGATCGCGCTTGGGGAGCTGGCGGCGGAGGGCGTGAAGAAGATCGCCGAGACGTTCTACGAGGTGGCCAAGGGCATTGGCGAGGCCACGGTCGAAGCGGGCAAGTTCGCCGTGGAGATGGCCGAGGCGCGCGAGAACTCGATCGGCGCGTACGAGGCGGTTCTTGAGAGCAAGCAGGCTGCCGAGCTTGCGTTCGACGCCTTCGAGACCGTGGGTAAGGCGGCGCACCTCCCCGTCGACCGGGCGCAGGCCATCGCTCAGGACCTGATGCTCCAGGGCGAAGAGCATGTGGACATCATTGCCGGGGTGCTCACGGCTTCCGCGGACTTGACGCGAGTTGGCTTGGCTGCCGGCGCCGAGAAGTTCAAGAGCATCGTGGAGCGGTCCTTGACTGCCGGCGCATTCGTGCTCCCCAAGAAGCTCGCCGGCCTCGGGGTGCAGCTGCCGGACCTGTACGCCGACCTTGCGGCGAGGCTGCACACGAGCGTGGGGAACGTCAAGGCGCAGCTCAAGGCGGGCAAGATCGACGCGGAGGTGGGTATTCAGGCACTGACCGACGCCATCACTTCGGGCAAGGTTGGTGAGGCGGCGACCAGCAAGCTGACGTTCGGCGACATCGTTACGGACTTCAAGAACGACCTCGTGCAGCTCGTGGAGGGCGTGAACTTCCAGCCGCTGCTCACCGCGTTCTCGGACATCACGTACCTGGTGGAGGGTGCCGACGGGGACACCGGGGACCTCAAGACCACCATCCAGGGCGCATTCAACGCGGCCATCAACCTGACGGGTGAGGCGGTGGACGCGGTCATTGGGTTCGGGCTTGAGGTGGAGATCCTTGGGCTCAAGGCGGAACTCTTCTGGAAGAAACACCGCAAGGGCGTGGACGACCTCATCGAGGGAGTGAAGGACCTTGGGATCACGATCGAGCACTTGCTCGGCGTCGGCACGGGCGAGTTTGACTTCGAGAAGAAAGGGCGCGAGGCCATCCAGAACTTCGGCCGTTCCGCCCTCGACAGTGCCAAGGGCTTCCTAGGCGTCGGCGGCGAGACCCCGACGCAAGCCCCCGCGCACGCAGCTGGCGGCATGGTCGCTGAGCCAGCAGCCGGCGAGTATTTCGCATCGGTCAAGCCGGGCGAGCGCATAGTGCCGGCAGGGCGTGCCACCGATGACGTTGCGGGCTTGAGCCTGCCGGACTTCTCGCACGTGGCGTCGATGGGTGGCGGTGGCGGCAATCACGTGCACCCTGGCGCTATTCACGTCGAGATCCACGTCCCGGGCGGCACCACTGCCACGGCCAACGAGATGCAGGAGATCACGGAGCACGCGATGTACGACGTGCTTGAGCGCATCGTGGCGGAGCTGGGCGGGTAGCCATGGTGCAGCCCATCCTAAGCCCGTTCCTTTCCCCGCAGTCGTGGGACAGCATCACGGTGGGCGGCCTCACGTGGGGGGCGCCCACGGTGCCCATCTCGGGCCCATCCGTCACGCTCGATGGCTTCGCCACGCAGGGGGGCTCTATCGAGATAGAGGGGGCGGAGCGCTACTACTCGTGGGACCCGAAGCACGGCAAGGGACAGGAAGGGCACACGCCCACGTTCCAGGGCAACAAGCCCAAGCCGTTCCGACTCGTCTTCAAGATGTGGACGGACGCGCAATTCTTTGCGTGGCAGGTCTACCAGCTGGCCTTCCAGTACGACGGGACCAAGCTCGGCGTACCGCCCGTCCCAGTGTCGATCCAGCACCCCGCGCTGGCCATGCTCGGTATCAGCGCCATCTATTGCAACAGCATCGGCGAGGTGCGGAAGGCCAGCGACCAGCTGATGTTCACGAGCACCGTGACGGTCACCCAGTACCTTCCCCCTCCGCCACTCAACGTGGCCAGCACCCCAGTGGGCGCCATCACGATCCAGCCCATCAACATCTCCGGCAAGGCTCCCAATCCAGCGCTGACCGCCCTCGTGCAGCAGCGCGACGCCCTCGCGGCCCGAGTCGCGCAAGGTGGATGATGGGCCTCTACTACGCCGACTTGACCGGGGTGCCGATCTTCACGGCGGCCCTCACCATCCCCGCGGTGGGCATCTGGCACGCGGATGTGGTGTGCGATACGGCCATCGAGATCGTCGGCCCGCAAGTCTTGAACCTCGCAGGGAGCGCATGGGTATGCACGCCCATCCGCGACATCACATTCGCCGGCCGCCGTGAGGTACGCCTCGTGGGCGGTCAGGCTGGCTGGCGCAAGCTGGTACCCTTCAAGCAGTACCAAGCGCCGGGCGGTGTGCCGCTGGCGATGGTGCTCGGGGATGCCGCCGCCTTCGTGCAAGAGACCCCGCCTGTCGTCGACCCGAGTCTTTCGCCCACCGTTGGGCTTGGGTATGTGCGACAGGCGGGACTTGCTTCGCTCGTGCTCCAAGGACTTCTCGGTGACTCGTGGTACATGAGCGCTACGGGAGTTGTGCAAACTGTGCCTCGCTTGCCAACGCCCGTCGCCACGCCGTTCACGATGATGGATGTCCACGGCGCTAGCGGTACGTACATCGTCGCCACGGAGTTCCCCGCTGACTGGGCGCCCGGGGCGGTGTTCGTCGCGCCCACGGCTGCAGGCACCGTCAACCGAGTGCGGCACGTGCTGCGTGAGAGCGACCTACGTACGGAGGTGCTTGTCGCATGACCGCCACCGTCACCACCGATCCGGACCGCGCCAAGGCCATCCTCGAGCGCCTGTTCGACCTCATGCTGCCCACGCTGGCCGCATATGTCACCTGGGAATACCAGGTCATCGACGCCACGCCGGGGCCGCCCGTGGTGCTGGACCTATTGCCCACCGGCACCACCAACCCTTTCGGCCCCCTCTCGCGGCTCACGCTCTGGCCGGGTCCTGACGGCGGTGTTGCGGTGCCCACGCCAGGCAAGTTGGTGCGGGTGCGGTTCGCCAACGGTGACCCGAGCAAGCCGGAGGTGTGCGGGCTGGACCCGACCGACACGCCGAGCATCGTGTACCAGTACGGGCTCCAAGTGAACGTGGGCAGCGCTGCGGCGACACCTCTTGCGCTCGCGATACCGGTGACCACTGCGTTCGCTGACATCGAGACATTCATTGCGGCACTGCAAACGGTGCTGGCGCAGATGGTGGCCGGCTACGTCTCGCTGACCGCTCCGCAGATTGCGGCGTGGACAGCTGCAGCGAGCGCTCTCACTGCGGCTCTTGCGGCGCAAGCTCTAGCCACTCCTACCGTCATCGTGAAGGGGACGTGATGAGCAACAACTTCCCTCAGAGCTCGCCCTTCGGAACAGACTTCTGGATCGGGGGCAACCCAAAAGGCATCCTCGATGGCGACCCTGGTATGCGTATGCAAACCGGCCGCGCCATGCTTGCCCAGCGCCTCCTCTGCTGCCTCTCCACCCCGCGAGGCAGCGTCATCGATTGCCCGAACGACTGCATTGACCTCCGCGACTCGCTCTCTGACGGCATGACGACGCAGCAGATCGCGGCTCTCGGGTCGGTCGTGCAGCAGGAGTGCCTCAAGGATCAGCAGGTGACCGCGTGCAACGTAACGGGTACCTTTAGCTTCACTACCAGCGTGCTGACGATGACGATCATGGTGACTAGCGGGGCGGGACCGTTCACCATGGTTTTGGCCGTTTCGCAAGTCACCGTCCAGCTACTCAACGCGAACCTGTCCACCCCAATCCAATGACCGTTCCCGTCCCCCTCTCGCAGCTCGTAGCGCCGGCCACTCCTGACGAGGTGCTTAGCCTCGAGCTGGCCATTGCCACGGCGCTTGGCCTGAGCGTGACCTCGTGGGAGCCGCTCGACCCGAGCCGCACGATCTACCAGGGGCAGGCGCAGATCATCTCGCTGTACGCCGGCACGGTGAACCTGATCGCGCAGGGCGGGTACGCCAACTACGCGGCGCAGATGGTGGATGGCAATGGCGCGCCCATCACCACGTGGATGGATCTGCTTACGCCGAACCTCTACAACACTCTGCGTTTCCAGGCGTCCTTCGCTGCGGGCCCAGTGCCGTTCACGAACGGGAACGCTACCACGTACAGCTACACGCCCAATAACCCGCTGCACTTCCAGTACCCGACGAGCGGCGGGGCTACGTACACGAGCGTGGGCAGCGGCAGCCTCCCTGGCAACAGCAGCGGCACGGTCAACGTGGTGGCGGATGCGGGCTTCTCCGGGAGCGCCGGCAACGCGGCGACCGGCACCATCCTGCAGCTCATCACGCCGTTGGCTGGCGTCACCATCCAGGCACTCACACTGCCGCTCGTGGGTGCGCCGCTCGAGACGAATCAAGCGCTGCTACTCCGCTCACTCAACATGCTCGGCTCGCTCAGCGGGCAGCTCCTCCAAGTGCAGCAGGGCACTACGCCCGTGCCGCCCAACCCGGCGGCGCCCACCACGGCGTACGACTACGTGGCCACGAGCATTCCAACGCAGACGAGCGGCCTGAGCTCGGCGGTGTGGCCGTACTACGTCACGGCGAAGATCACCAAGAGCCAGACCGTGGGCAACACCATCACGGGCGTGGTCAACGTGTACCTGGCCAACGCGGCGGGCGCACCCACCGCTGGGGATGTGGCCGTAGCGGCTGCGGCCATCTCGGCGCTCGTGTCTGGCCAGTGTATCACCACCATCGTGCAGGCGGCTGGCACCGTCACCGTGACCGTGGCGTACACCATCTACTACCGGCGCAGCAGCGGGTACACGGCCACGCAGGCCCAGGCCGCGATCCTGCTCGCCCTCACCGGCTACTTCTCAGCCTTCCCCATCGGCGGCATCACCACCACCACGAGCGGCATCATGCCGTACACCGAGGTAGAAGACGTGATCTTCGATGCGCTCCCGGGCGCAGTGGACCTCGTGCTGACGCTCAACGGCGGCAAGGCGAACATCGCGATCGGCAGCGGCAATGTGGCCGTGCTCGGAGTCGTCACCCCAGGCGTGGTGTTCGTCTGATGTCCGGCGCCGGCCCGGTCATCACGCCCACTCCGCTCACGGAGTTCGTGGACGCGTGCGACGCCATCAGCCCCACGTACCTCAACGGGCCGGTGTTCGCGAAGTACCGCATGGCGATGAACGTGCCGGTGGACGCGCTTGCCGACGGGGCGCTCTACGCGGTCGAGTCACGCTTCCCCAGCCTTGCCCCCTCCGACGCGTTCATCTGGCTGTCGCTCGACCGGACCATCTCGCAGGGCTTTCAGGAAGGGCAGGCCAGCTACATCTCGCGCCTGCAGCAGTGGCTCGCGGTGCTGCCGTACGAGGGGCACCCCACGGGCATGCTGCTCGGGATGCTCGCGTACGTGCTCCCCACGTCGGTCATGGTCCGAACGGTGGACAACGCGGGCAACTGGTACACGTACGCCGCTGGGGCGAACCCCATCCCGCTGCCGAAGCCCAGCACGGACCCGACCACCTACCCGGCCGGGTATCCAACGGGCTTCGTGAACGTTCCGGCGCCCACGCCAAGCCTCGCGCAGGGTAACTGGCGGTGGGACTCGGCGGGGCAGCCGTTCTGGTACGTGCGGCCGGCGTGGTGGCGGCTATGGCCCATCCTGTACTCCCAGGCCGGCCCATTCACCGCCCCCACCGCCACGTGGGCGCCTCACACCGGGACCATCACCGTGGGCGTCACGGGAGCGTCCGGAGGGCACCCGAGCTTCTACAGCGGTACTGGCGGGGCAGGGAGCGCCGGCACCGAGTTCGCCTGGGACGACGGCACGTGCTGGGACTGGGCCGGTACGAGCAAGGCCCTCTCAGCGGGTCAGGCCACCGCCATCACGTCGATCGCCAAGCAGTGGAAGGGGGCGAATGTGTGGGTTGTCTACATGATCGTCTCGTACGACGCGACCATGTTTGACCCGGCGCAGGCGTTCGGGTCGGCCAAGCTCCCGGACGGGACGTGGGGCACGTGGGCGAAGGTGACGGCAGCCACGGCCACGGTGCCGTCGTACTACTCGGCGTCGCGTCCCGGGTCGAACGTCTGCAGCTTCCTGCCGGGCAGCGGCGAGGCCGGGGTGGGCGGTCAGTGGGCTGGCAACGGACGCGTCTACTCGTCGCTCACAACCGCGCTAAACGTGTCATAGTGAGGGTGGCGCATGGCTGAGATCATCCAAGGGAACGCCACCACGCAATCGCCGACTACCGGCGCCAAGACGCGCGTGGCCATCTCGGCGACCTCGAACGCCACGCCGGTGCAGGTCACGACGAAGACGGTGCACGGTTTCTTCACCGGCGATTCGGTGGAGATCGAGGGAACCGGCATCGTGACGGTGGACGGGCTATTTATCGTAACCGTCATCGACACGCTAAACTTCACGCTGAACGGGTCGACGGCGCCCGGATCCACGTCATCGAGCGGGTACTGCGTCGACTACGCCGTGCAACCGGCGCTTCAGATTCCGGACCCTGGCGACACGGCCAGCATGGTCACGATGGGGCCCATCATCCAGGGGCTCCTCGACAACACGCCGTCAGCGTACCGGCGGGCGGGCAAGTACCGGCTGTACAACTACCTCGCTGGGCTCTTGCCGGCGTCGCCCGCCACCGGCGCGGACCCTTACTCTGCTTCCTGGTCCGCCACCGCGGTCTTCTCGGCAGGCGACAACTTCCTCAACCTGTCAGGCGTGTCCCTCGACTTCCTGGCCAACGGCTTTCCGGGCAGCGCCGGTGGACCCGTGGTGGTGAATGGCACTGACGTGCTTGAGGTGAGCTACGAGTTTTCCGTCCAGCTCGTGTCCAGCGTAGCGGTGAACACGACGTTTCACCTTGTGGCGTTCCCAGGGAAGCAAGCGGACTTTCACCAGGTCACGCTCACGTCGGCCACCACCCCGGTGCAGGTCACTACGTCCACCGCGCACGGGCTGTCCACGAACGACTTCGCAGGGATCTTCAACTGCGGGTCCAACTCGCTAGACAACCTCTGGAAGATCACTCGGATCGACAACTTCAACTACACGTTGAACGGGTCGACATCTCCGGGCGTGACCACTGCTGGTGCCACGGCCGTCTCGATCCCGTCAGCCAACAGAGCCAACCTGCGGCCGTCCAACTGGCCGCTGATCGGAGTACCCACGGCAGGAATCTACACGCCGATGGTAGTGCGCGGGATCCTGGGCAGCCCACTCATTCCGCTCAGCAACGCGCCCTTCTCGCCGTCCGCTCTCTACTGGTTTGGGCTCTACACCACGCCCGATGACAACACGCACCTGAGCCAAGCTAACCTCATAGGACCGGCCATGTGCACCGTGCGACACTTCAGGGTGAACTGATGCTAGTGACACACTCCGCCGGGCATGCAGGTCTGCGACCCGTAGCATGGGGCGCAAATGGCGCCGCCGGTGCCGCAAGCATCGGACGTATCCCCGGACCTGCACAAGCCCGCCAGCGTGCAGCATCCGGAGTTGCAGGCCGCCATGCAAAGCTCGAGCGTCGTCGGAGGCTCTGCAACGGCATCAAAGCTGGCTTCGTGCTGGCCCGAGTCAGGAACGGCCTCGATGCCGGCCTCGTGCTGAACGGTCACCACGTGCGCGACCTCGGCCCCTGCATCGACCGCAGCGTCCTCGCCAGGCGCGTCCACGGCAGCCTCCACCACGATGCCAGGGTCCGCCACCACGGCCCCCTCCACCGCCGCCCCCTCAGTGAACGGAACGCCCCCGCATCCAGACAGCAGCACCACAACGATCGCTCTCATGGCATACAGTATATGTCATCGTATGCGGTGGCGCAATGAGCTTCCTAGGGGTCCTGCTCGTCAAGAACTGCTTCGACCAGAACGGCGCCATTATGCCGGCCCGGCCGGCCTTCCAGATCACGGGAAGCGGCGTGGTGGCCTCGGACAGCTCGTCACTGGGCGGGACTGGGGCGACGATCTACACGATTACGTCGTCGGCGGTGACGTGGCAGAACGACCTCGTCAATAGCAGCGGCACCCACCAGTACGTTTCGGCGCTGTCGTTCTCGAACTCGGCAGCGGGCGGGGCCATCGCCATCAACGGGACCGGCACGTCGCTAGCGTGGGCGAGCAACAACGCGGCCCCGCTGATCTTCCAGTCGGCCGCCTCTGGCAACGGCGCCCCGACCCTCATCGCGGCGCAGTCGTCGAACGGCGCGAATGGCAACGGCGGCATTCTGCGGCTGGCTGGCGGTGACCTCAACGGCTCGGGCCGGCGCGGTTCGGTGCAGCTTTGCCTCGGCTTCGCGTCGTCGGTGCAGATGGTAGAGGTGGCCGAGCCGGTTGCGGGGCAGCGCGTTGTTGCGCTTTGCAGAGCATCAGCCATCACCAGCACGCAGCTGCCTGCCAACTCCGGAGACGGCGTGGTGTACCTGGCCGTAGCGGCATCGGTCCCAACGGTCGCACCGGTGAGCGGAATCACGATCTACAACGCCGGAGGCCGTCTCGGGATGTGGTCTACCGGTGTCACCTTCAATGCAGGCGTAGCCGCCGTCCTCATCAGCCACTCCTCCACTGCTTCGGCAACAGGCGGCAACTTCACCATCGCCGCCCAGAGCGGCGCGACCAATGGCGGCAACCTGCTGCTCCAGCCTGGGGCCGGGAACGCAGCATCTACCGGCGGCTACGTGCGGATGGTGTCCGGTGATCTGTCGTCCGTCACGCTGCAGCTAGGGGGCCTGTCGTCCGATCAGATCATTCTCGGCGACCAAACCGCGTCAGTCTACTTGGAGGCCACCTCCAGCGTGATCGCGTGGGGCAAGAGCGTCTCTGCTCCGCAGATCTCGCAGAACATCCAGGACGCTGGCAGCAACCCGCAGAGCATCACGGTCGCTCCTCAGGCACCAAATGCCGGGGCGGGTAGCATGGCGACGGGGACGCCAGGTTCTTTCATCATAAACGTAGCGGCGCCGGTGAGCACTGGGGCGGAATCTGGCCTCACTGTTCAGAGGGCAGGCGTGTTCCAGGCACAGCTAATGGTAGGCGCCACCGTGTTCCTCTACATGGGGAACGCGCTCGCACCGGACGGCACCAATTACGCTCTGGCAAACTTCAGCACCAGCACATTCGTGAACGCGAAGGCCACGATAGTCCTAGGTGTCAACGGCAGCGCCGCGAGCGGAGTGATCAACGCAAGCGGGTGGACCATAGGATCCGGCACCGCGATCAATGGCGGAGGTACCGGAGTCATCGGTATCGCGAACGCTTCTGTTGCCCCCACCACAAACCCGACCAGTTCGGGTGTTCTCTACGCATCTGGTGGCGCCGGGAAGTGGCGCGGCTCTAGCGGCACGGTAACGACATTCGCAGCGGCGGACCTCGACGGCTTCATGGCTACTGCAGGCAAAGGACACTGCCCTTGCTGCGGCACCGACTTCGCGCATGAGTGGGCGAACGAGAAGTACGGGTCGCTCACGGTGTGCATGCGGTGCCTCACTGACGAACTCGGCGATCGTGAGTGGATCGTCAGGAAGGCTGCGTAGCCAGTGGGCCAGTCATCACTCACCACGGATCGCGTGGTCACCTACTCGACCGTTGCCTCTGGCGGCGGCACGCTCACGGTCCA